GAGTACCATAAGTTCCTCTACTGTTGGGAGTTTTAAGCATAAGGATACTGGTGGCATCTGTACCTTCGGGCATATAAGCCGGATAAAGTACGGTCTTTTTGGACCTGCCCCATTTCTTGCCGAAGTCCTCATTGTAATAGAAAGTTTGATTTTTTATTCCGCTCCTAACATACCTTGCATCAAGCCAATAGAGTTCAGCTATACCACCTTTGAGGTTCTTAACCACCTGGATATAGCCGTTGCCGAAGATATAGTAGTCCAAAAGGACCTTGGAAATCACATCTCTGTAAGTTTCGCCCTCTCTATTCACCTCAAAGGAAAGTTCAGGGACATTCACAATGATATCATCACCGCAGACATAATCCACAGTTCCGTTTATAATGGATTGAAGTATAGGACATTCGGAGTAGCACTTGAAAAGGAAGTTGCCGTATTCGTCATTTTCGCCCCAGTACACATAATCCTTGCCCCTTACATCTTTCTCTTCGTTTGAGGGGGCTGTTTGAAGGATATATGGTCTTACAGCGGTGAAATAGAACTCATTAGCCGTTGTATTGCTTGATTCCGTTGTCATCTGTTACAGTATATTTCTTTGAATTATTCTTGTAGTCACCAATTTGGAGAAGACCCTGTGCAAGAAGAACATCATCATTCATAAGTCTGTAAGTGTATTCCCCCTCGTCCATTTCCTCTCCCAGTGTAAGTGTGAAGTGGTAGAAGAGGGTGGAATCGTTGACATCATAAACCTTGTATGAATATTCCTTCTTTGTCACATTATTTTGCAGGTAAAATGTCATAGTTTCACAAGTCTTTTACAGAAAATATATTTGCTTTCCCCATTGGTTTAGACAAAAGAAAAACCCTCCCCAGAACAGGGAGGGCTTAACCCTATAAGAATTTGATTAGTTCGTTGCTTGAACGATAGTTACAGTAGCAAATACATCATCCGGGATGAGCGGAGGGAATGTCGTCTGGTTATCGGTCAAGGTGATAGAATAACGGTTACCATCCGTACGGGCGGTTCCGGTCTGTCCGTCACCTGCAGAAGCCTCGAGGGGTTCTGATACACCAAGAGCGTAGTATTTGCCGTTAGCGTCCTTGACGATACCTGCAAGCTGTCCAACACTCAAAGCAGCCATTTCAATCCTCTTCTTGGTTTCCATACGGCTGAACACAAGGTTGAGGTCGGTCTGTACGAAATTGACACCGTTTGCAGGGTCAATATTGAGGGTTGAAGTCATAGAGCCGGTGTTCTTGCGGAACTGATATTCGTAGAAAGAAACACCACTCTTAACACCAGAGACAGCTCCACTTGTGATAGTGAAGATATTCTCTTCGTAGTTTGCGAGATAAACGGTTACGATACCACCAAGGGAGCCTTCGCAGTCTTTGCAAAGTCCGGCTATTGACTGAATATTTGTGCAATTACAAGCCATTTCTTAAATCTGTTTTTTCAATTATTATTTGCGAAGTCGTTGATTTGGTGGAGATTACTCACCGAGAACTACATAGTCAGAGAAGTAGGTAGCTACGCCAGCATTCCACTTAACCTTAACTCTGTGAAGGTCAGCGTCATCGGAGAACCAGAAGCGAAGTTCCTCTTTGTCGTCCATCATATCGGTAGCATAGACCATATTGCCCCAAGTTGAAGCGTAAATCTTGTCATCAACGCCCGTAAGACCGATAGTCTTGTGAACAGCGATGGTAGTGCCAGGGAAATAGAACTCACCCTTCTCAATCTCTTCCGGTGCAATGTGGAAGTTGTTCTTTTCAAGCAGCTCAAAGACAAGGCCCCTGAAGTTTGCAGGAGAAACGAACACAACAGCGTCATCAAGGATTTCCTCTGGGATAGCCATAATGACAGCCTTAACCTTCTCATAGAGAGAATCACCGGAAAGGGTAACCTTAACAGTGTTAGCGTCAGCTTCAGCCTGGGTAAGCAGACCGTCAATGAAGTCAGTAGCCTTCTTGCCCTGCCATACTCTCTTCTCCATTTCCTTGTTGATGTTCTTAACAAGCTCATCAGCAATAAGTTGCTCAAAAGCAAGATTTTCAGCGTTAGCATCTGCGCCAAAGCGAACAAGATACTCTGCGTACTTGCCAAGGAGGTCATCATTGCACCACTCATCGTTGATTTTGAAAATCGCAGTTTCGATATCCTTCTCTGTGATATTTGTAGCCCCCTGTGCGGAAAAACCGCAGCCCTTACCGTCCTGGATAACAGGGTCAAGGTTGAAGTAGTGAAGGCGTTCCTTGGTCTTTACACCAAGCTGCTTCGCCATCTTGGAAATAGTGTCACCCTCAAGGATAACCTTGCGGAGAATGTTGTCTCTGTTTTCCTGCACATAAGCGGAAAGACCTGATACATTAAATGCCATAATTTCAGTAGATTTTTCTTTTTATTATTGTTTGATTATTAGTCTATTACTGCTATGAAATATATCGCATTTTGGAAGTGGTTTATTTTTACAAAAAAGGGGTGACCCCGAAGGGCCACCCATAACGGTAAATTATTTATAGTAAGCGAATTAAATTAAGAGTTCATAATTTTTGCCAATCTGTCTAAACGCTCATTTCCCGTTTTAGTGACTTTGTTTACTTTGGCAAACTCTTCCGTAGCGCTTTCAGCTGCTGGTTTCTTCTCAACGGCATCAAGTCTTGCTTTCAGTTCGTCAACAATCTTGTAAAGTTCATTGACCTCTTCCCTCAACTTGACAACAGCCTCGGTATCACTCTCTTCGCCCTCATTTGAAGGATTCTCAACCTCTTCAAAGGCTTCCTCTGCCGGTGCTTCCTCAACAACCTCTTCAACAACTGGTTCTGCCGGTTTCTCTTCCTCAACAGGGACATACTCCTGCTCAACCTCGGTCATTTCACCAACGACTGGATTGCCTTCTTCGTCCCAGGAGATTGCAAAGCGGTAATGTTTAACGCTACCATCAGCCCAAACTTCAACAACCGCATAGTCATCAGCTGCCTCTACGACCCAGGCATCAAAGCCCATAGAACGGATAGCTTCAGCAATTTTGCGGGTCTTCTCGTCATAACTCTCTTCAAACTCGCCCTTCTGCTTCATAAATCCTTCTCTTTCAGGGCTTTCCTCTGCCGGTTCCTCTACTTTTTCTTCTTCTTTTTCCTTGATTTCCGCAATTTTTCCGTCCTCAATAACAAGGACCCTGCTGTCAGTAAGGATATATTCACCGCTTTCTACCTGGCTTTCAACGCCTTCCTCATCAACTAACATAACGGTATCGCCAACAGCAATCTCATCACCGCTCTTTTGGACATCCAGCACTCCTTTATCTGAAGTAATACGCTCTGACTGAAATTGCAAGAGAATGTTTTTCAGGTTTTCTTTCAACCTTTTCATTTTGGTATTCATAATTCGCTATTTGTTTTTTTCAATTATATCTTTTATCTGTTCAAGCAGGGAATTAACTTCATTGTACAATTGCTCATCTTCGTCTTCAATTGGAATATCTACGCCCATTACAACCTCCATTGAAAAACCAGCAAAAGTTCCCGCCTTAATCTCATTCCAAACCTCTTCATCCAGGACCTTGAATGCCCCGAAAAGACTTCCATCAGCAACATCTTCAAACCCCTTCGGGTTAATTCCCTTTTCTGTGTCCTTGATAAAGCACTCAATCATTTCAACGGACTTGGTTTCTGTCCCTTCGGAATGTGTGAGTTTGATTTGATTCTGTTTGTTTTCCCTTAAATATTTCTGCGCCATCAGTTTGATTGTGTCTGCAGAGAACTTGATATAATAAGGGAAACCATCAGCCGTAAGACGAAGCATAGGGTAATCAGCCCTTGCAATAACACCGAAAATGATATGTTGTTCCTCATTTTCAATGGAGAACTTCATCACTTCCGGTTCCTGTTTGGTAAAGCACTGAAAATCAACCTCTACTGCCGGGTCTTCAACCAAAGCAACTGCCTGGATACCGAAATCCCCGTCATCAAGTATAACGGCTTCATATATTGGATATCTATATTTCTTTTCCACAATAGATTCTTTTATAGTAAATATAACTTTTTATAAAATCAGTTTTCGCATTGGTTAAGTCAATAATTTTCTGTATCTTAAGTATATGAAAGAAGTATGGAAACCAGTGCTCGGCTACGAGGGACTTTATGAAGTAAGCAATTTAGGGGCGGTCAGGTCTATTTTTTACAAAAGGCTTAAAAATAATGCTATTCTTTCCCCAAGAAAAGTTGGTGATGGGTATTTAGCTGTAAATCTGTCTAAAAACAAAAAGAAAAACAGTTTAAGAATACATCGTCTTGTTTGGGAAGCTTTCAACGGCCCAATTCCAAAAGGTATGCAGGTGAATCATATAAACGAGGACAAGACAGACAATAGATTGGAAAACCTTAATCTTATGACCCCGAAAGAAAATATCAACTGGGGGACAAGAAATGAAAGGTCCAGGGAAACAAAAACAAACGGAGAACTCTCAAAAACAGTATTGCAATATAGTTTGAGCGGGGAGTTTATTAGGGATTACCCAAGTGCAAGTGAGGCTGGGAGACAATTAGAAAAACCAAATAGTTCTATCTGTCGGTGTTGTAATGGAAAACTAAAAACTGCGTACGGCTTTGTGTGGCGGTACGCAGTTTAACAAGTTGATTATCAAATAGTTATCACCAGGTACTTTCAGATACCCTTACCTTTCTCCTATTCTGTGCCTCGGTTATGTCCGATTCAAGGACTACGACCTTCTGGTCTTTTATGGAGTTTGCAAGATTGACCAGTTCGCTCTCTCCAGTTGCGTTTTGCGTATAAGGAGCCACATATTCCTCCGGTGCGGTCTGTACTGGGGCTGCGGTAGGAGAACCGGCTGAACTTCCACCACCGCCCAACTGCGTACTCTTAATCTTCGCAATTTGGGCCACACCAGCAGCGGTAACAGCAGCGGCTTGTACAGCACCTATAATGGCATTTGCTGGCCAAGGAAGGCTCTGGCAGGACATAAACGCAGCAATAGCACCGGAAATTGTGTTGATGGTAGCCTGTGCGATTTGGAATGCCTTGACCGCCTTGAACTGTTTCTTACCCTCTTCCTCTGTCATTTCACCGTTCTCTACCTTGTTCTTAATATCTTCCTCCAATATGTCGCCAATTGAGCCGAATATGTCAGCAATTGCTTCTCCCAACTGCCTGTACATATCTATTTCAGCTGATATGCGAGCCTTGTGGTCTTCAAGGTCCTGGATTTCCTTTTGTTTGTTGAGGTCTCGCAATTGGTCTTGGGTTTCGTAGTACTTGCGTTTTGCATCTTCCCTTTGCTGGTCTGTTGCGTCCTCGCTTTCCATAATTTTCTTGTACTCATCAGCGGACTTTAAAAGGTATTCCTTATTTGCAGCGTATATCTTGTTGTGTTCCTCAATGATTTCATCGTATGTCAGACCGCCATTTTTAGCCTCCTTCCAAGAATATTCAAGTTCAATGTTGGTCAAATCCCGGCCATTCTTGTAGTCAAGGTCACCAAGTGCCTTGTCAGAGGTCTCTTTGAGATTGTCTGACTTTCTCTTCTTTTCCGCATCATCATACTTTTTCTGAATTGCATCCCTTTTAGCCTCATATTCGGATGTAAGGTCTGTAAGTATCTCCTGGTAGTTCTCAAAGTCATCCTTCCTCTTATCCAGCAAGGCCTTTTCAGTATTGTACTTCTCTTCAAGGTCATCAAGCTCTCTCTGCTTATCTTCCTTGGCGAAATCTTTGGACCTCTTGTAAAAAGCCTCAATAGCTGTAATATCCCTCTCCTTTTCCCGCTCTGCTGTCTTGTCCTCTACCGATGCCTTCGCCTTCGTACCCGAACCTGTGCCCGATGCCTTTGATGCATCGTCAAGGTGTTTCTGGTACTCTCTATCATACGCCCACTTCTGCCGCATAAGGTCTTTGTATTCCTTGCTGTCTTTCTTGTAGGCTTTGAGTTTGGTGTCAAAGTACTGGTCATAGAGTTTCTTTCCGTCTTTGGTGTACTTCCAGTCGCTTCCGTATTTTGCTTCATTGTCCTTTATAAGTTCGTTAAGTTCTTCGGCACTCTTTGCCATTGCTTCTGCCGTACGCTTGTCCTGGATTTTGGCAGAGGTTCTTGCATATCCTTCCTCGTAGTTCTGTACGATGGATAAGCCCTTCTTGGTGTTTTCAGCGATTTTGGCCCACCCTTCCTTTGCAGCATCAGCCGCTTTTTCGAACTGGAAGGTCAAAACATTCTTCGTTACCTCCCCAAGAGTTGATATAGCGGTGATTGCGTTCTTTACAGAGGCGACAAATGCGTTCATAATCACATTTGCAACACCGCCAAGAACGGCTTTCACCTTGTCCATAATGCCCCTGAACTCTTCAAGTTTCTCGTTTGAGAGGCCAACCATATCCTTGAAGTCCTCCCAATGGGCTATAAGTGAGCCGATTAGGACTATGATTGCACCAATTCCGGTAGCAACAAGAGCCTTTTGGAATGCTTTGGTAGCAACAGTAGCGCCAGCAGTAGCAACAGTATTGGCTTCCTGGGCCGCCGTATTTGCACCAACAGCCGTAGTTTCAGCTGCCACAGCCGCAGTTGTCTGGTTGGTGGAGAATATCATTTCCGTCATACCGGCAACAACCCCCTTCAACCTCTTGCCCATTCCTTCAAGCCCCTGCAAGCCCTGTACGATTGCGATACCGGCCTGGAGCTTCATCATAGTCTCCTGCAATTCCTCACTCTTGCTGCCGGTGAGGGCAAGAACACCTTGAATGGCATTGAAGCCTCCAGCAAGACCAGCGCCGATAGCCCTAACATTATCCAGCTGTGTTCCAAGGTCAGCTGCACTGTATTTGAGCATTTCCTGTCTTTCCCGTAGGGTATGCGTCATATCAGCAGCCTTCTGAAAAGCCACCGCATATTCCTTTGTGCCAGGAACGAGTTGGTCAAGTTCGTTCCTCAACGCAGCCAGTTCTTGCTTATTTGTCCTAAAAGCGTCCTTTCCCGCTGACATTACATCATTGAGTTTCTTCTGCTCACTGACAAGTTTTTCAACGGTCTTGTTATATTCTTCGCTGCCCTGCTCTGTATTGAGCAAAGCGTCTCGTAGGCTCGCAATTTCAGCCCTTAATTGTCTTACGGACTGTTCGCTGTCTTGTGCTTCTATCTTTATTACTTTTACAATTTCGTCAGCCATTTAGTATGGTTTTTACAAGAAATATCATTTTTTAAGGAAGTGTTATTGAAGACAAAAAAAATGGGGACAGGTCATCACTCCTGTCCCCGGTCACCGGTCTAAAATTGGTAGCGAAATGGTCTTAAACGGCGGTGATTAAACTGGTACATCGTCTATATCATCATATGGAACAAGGGTAACATACTGATTGTTCCAGCGGGTTGTATATCCGGTCCCATTTCTTGGATAATATACAGTAATATTGTGTCCAATGGTTGTCTTTAATAGTGGCGCTGTTTTAGAAATGAACACAACCTTTTTAAGACCACTATAGTCTAAACCATCGTATATTGTGCGAGCACTATCAACCCTTTCCGTAAATACAATTGTTTGTGCTGATACATCAAGACTTACCGGAATGTCACTACCAAGGGATTGACCTGCGTTGTCATAAACCACAGTATTTACAGAGCAACCACCGGCATATATACCATTCCCTCCATTTAATAGTGTTGGTGGAATATACAGACTTGTGCCAAAATTAACCCGGCTGAAAACATAAGGGTTGAATGGATTATTAACAAATGAATGCGTTCCAGCACCAAATACAAGATTGGTCTTTGTTTGTGCAATTGCCCAAGGGTTGATTGTTCCGTTGTTTTTATCGCCTATAACTATTGAAACAATATTGCCGACTTTATGGAAAGCTGCCATACCAATACCATAATAGTCACTGAAATACTTTATTGTGTGTAGGCCAGCTGTACCAAAATAATAGAAAACATAAACAAGTTTATAGCAAGGGTAACCCTCCCAATCATCGGGCACTAATTCTTCTGAATGGACTTCTGTTTTCGCCCATATGGTCTGGTCATCCACAATCGCCGCCCAATTGGAGCAACCGGAACACCTTACATACTTATAAGCCAAGTATGTGCCGGGGGTTGGGATATTATATGTTACTGTTATGTATTTGTCATCTATGTTTTGAGCCCCAACATACTGTACTGTGACAACTCTTTCCGTTAAACCATCGGTGAATACAATATCTCTCTGAAAGCCAACACCATATTTTTCCACATAGGACGGTAGGTTTTTAAGAGTAACAGTAATTGTGGTTGTCCCACTTTCACCAGCATCAGCGCTTAATTCTATATGTTCTGCGTCATATTCAATAGCAGACCACCTTGCAGAAGAAGTAACTGTTACAGAAGAACTTCCAGCTGTTCCCCTAAACATAAGCTTTGTTGGAGATACAGAAAGCGTTGTATAAGCTGGTTGATGGACAAATATCATTTTTTCCTCACCGTAACTTGTTATGATAATGTTACCAGACCTTTCAGTTGTGCCACTATTTGGTTCAGCTGTTATTGTCAAAACACCTGAACCATATGCGTTTGTATTATCACTTGTTATTGTAAGCCACTGTGGGTATTCGGCAACGCACCATCTACTGTTTGATTCCACATAGCCAGAAAGTGTTCCACCCGTTGTGTCAAATGATAGGATATATGGTGCAACATTGAACACAAGACCTTCTGTATTTGTTCCTTGTGTTATTTTAACAGTTTGTGATTGTCCGGCCCTATTGGTAAAGCGGACAGTTGCATATCGGGTAACCCCAACAGCTGTATTGTCGGTAACACTCCCTACTACTTCCGTTATTCCCGTATTTCCATTATCTGGGTTTATAAAGAGCCAATCAGTTTCCATAATTTTATTGAATTATATGTTTATATCTCAACTCCAGTCCATCCTCCCCCAAGTCTTTCAAGCCAAGTTGAATAATCGCTTCCAGCTGGGTAATAGAGTGTCCCATTTCCATTCTGGCTAATATATGGGCTAATAGTTGGGGCTGTCTGTGCATAAGAAATAAACTCATAGGTATATCTTGTTTCAATTTCTATTGCCCAAGCTCCAATACCGGTTAAACCACTGGGAAATGTAAAACCAGTAACACCATATAAATATGAAAAACAATAATCGCCAATGTAATGTACATTATTGCCAAGTGTAATATTCATATTTTGTTTTAAGCCATAGAAGGCCCTATAAAAGGGTGTATTATGCGCATTATAATCTGCCCTTGAACTGTTTTTTCTTATTATTTGCCAACAGTTTAGCGAAAGGGTTTTTAGAGCTGTACAGCCTGAAAAACAATCGTTTCCAAAAGTATAAAAATTAGTACCCAAATGTAAAAATGAAAGAGAAGTACAGAGTCTAAAAGCACCCTCTCCTAAACTTATTACACTGTCTGGCAATGTGACACTGGTAAGAGAAGTACAAGACCGAAATGCATCTGCATATATATAATTTATATTACTTCCAAAAGATACAGTTTGAAGACTGGTACAGTTAGAAAACCCCGATGCAGGAATTGCAGTCAGTGCATCCGGTAATGTTATACCTGTAAGCGAAGAACAGTATGAAAAAGCAACTGCTCCAATATCGGTTATTCCGCTTCCCAAAGATAATGTTTCCAACGCATTACAGCCCGCAAAAGCTTCGTTTCCTATAGTTTGAACGGAATCTGGTACAATAACATTGGTAAGAGAAGTACAAACCCTGAAACATCTGTCTCCTATTTCCGTTATAGTATCGGGTATTACCACATATGAAAGATTTGTACATTCCCAGAAACAGTCCTCTGGCAAAATTGTAACACCAGAAGGTATTGTTATACTTGAAATGCCGGAACCGGAAAAACACCCATTACCAATTGAAGTTATTGTTTCTGGTATTTCAACACTGCCAGCAGATTCAAATCTTCTTTGCCCCAGGGTTGTAACATTGTTTCCTATGACATAGTACATTCTTCTTCCCCTATTATTTGCAAAGTCATATATCACAGAATTATATTCACCACCAGAATAAGCACTATCACCAATAGCCACTGAGTTTGAATCTATTGTTACACCTGTAAGGCTGATACATTCGTAGAACCCACCGTAATAACTATTTGATACGGGTTTTACACTTCCAACGCCATTTGATACATATACATCTGTTATGTAACGGTTACCTGATAAGTTAGGTCCTCTACCTCCATTTGAAATACAATAATACACATCATATACACCACCAGAAGAGAAGGTGTATGCTGTAGCTCCATATTGCCTTATTGCCCCAACATACACAGTGGTTACATTCCCGCTTTGTCCATTGGTGTATAAAGGCATTGTCATACCAGAAGGAAGATTAAAAGTAACTTTTATAAAAGGCTCATCTACTTCAAAATTGCTTGTTTGTCCAGTTTCAATAATCTCTGCAGACCATTCCGGGTAGCTATCCACAACGAATACTGTTGAAGATGCACTGTACGGGAAAGTGTATGCTGTTGGTGTAACCACAAGATGGTCCGGGATATAAAATGGTTGCAATACACTGATTACCACCTCTTTACTTCCAGCATAAACCGTTATTTCTCCACTTCTGTCGGTTGGACCATTCTCGCCAGCCGTAAAAGTCACTGTCGTTGTGCCACTTCCTCCACTTACAACAGAAGGAACAGCCCAATTGGGGCAAACTATCTCCCAATCCGCATTACAGTCAATTGTAACACTTGTTGAAGAACCGGTATTTGCAAAAACAATGTCATCGTCTGGTGTTACTGTCAGTTCCACAATGAAGCTTTCCTGTACGATAGTAAGGTAGAGCTGATTAACACCGAATATGTCCTGCACTGTTCCAACTTCCACTTTTGAAACCTGGTCTGTATTTGGAGCGAGGACAACCGTAACCTCCGTATCCCCCGTTCCAGCAGAAGTTGAATAACTATGAACCAGGGCCGGGAAGTTGATTGTCCAGGCCGTATTGGAATATACCGTAAATGTAGCCGTTCCTCCCGTACTGTCAAACCGGAGCGTTGAACGGGACAGGGTGAGGGTTGGTTGGAAACCTTGAATCGTTACGGTTGTGGTGTCAGAAACATTGTACTGGGTGTTCCTGGCCGTAATGGTTGCGGTCTTCGGTTGGAGGGAACTATTCGTCAATGCAGTTAGGGAGAGAGCGGTTTCGCCCGTCCCTCCCGTCATCTGCGATATGTTAAGCCAGTCTGTATTGTTAGCCATAAGTTATTGTGTATCATTTATATCAATATCCCAAGGAACATTGGAATCTGCTGTGAGCGTCTTGGTTCCACCCGTAGCATCGTATGTAATTGCAGAAGGAATGAGGTTGATATAAGGTTGGTCTCCGGCCTGTTGCAGAACCACCGTTGTTGAAACCTCTCCGGTGATTGCGCTTAAAAGGAGATTGACACTTCTTGCATCAACACTCTCATTATCAGCAACATAGAGCGTAAATCTTCCAGTATCTCCGGTCCAGGAAATTGTTGAGGCACTGTACCAATCAACACTTTCTGAAGGTGTCATACTTACAAAGTCTCCATTCCTGTTCGCATAGAAAACATCCACCGTATAGGAACTTGGGTTGGATATTGCCATAACAGTTTGGGGATTTGCTGAAAGGGCCCTGACCGTACTGTTTCCAAGTTGCTGCAGCATAAGCGTTGCTGTTCCTCTGCCATCACTAAATATTATTTCACCGGTACGAGAGTAAGCTTCATCGCTTTCAGCAGCCGTTACAAGGAGCATAGTTGAACCAGGCGAACCGTCCATAGAGGTAAGGTTAACCCATTCCGGTTTTGAAGTCACAGCCCAGGAGTTTGTACAAGTTACCGTAATGTATTTTCCACCACCTTCCGTATTGAAGTAGAGTACATCAGGCTCAACTTTAAGGTCTGAACCGCCACCATCCTGTATAAGCCAGATATAACCACCAGGCATTGTACCATTTGTCGCACCGCTGTTCATATATCTTACCAAATCAAGTTCCCTTCTCTGTGTGACATCAAGGTTGGACGGTGCATTGAATGTAATGGTATGCTCCGTTGTTGTGAATGAAGCCCAGTATCCGTTTTGAGCCGTAACCTGCAAACCGTTGTTGAGAAGGGTGAGTGTCTTTGTTCCCCCGTTTCCTCCAAAATGCAGTTCTCTTGGAAGCCAGTCAATAATCATAGTTTCTGTAAGGGAAGGGTTATTGACTGCTGTGAAAGTTACCGTTGCGCTGATAACCTCTTCCGTATCGTTGGTTCCGGTTATGCGGAAATAAATCTGTCCGCTGTCACCATCCCAAGACAAAGGAGTGGAAACCTCAAACCAATCTGCGGTAGTTGTGACTGTAACTGTGTCTGTACCTCTGTTTTTGTAGTTTATGATTGTACCAAAAGTACCCGTACCACCGCCAAGTACAATTGTCTTGTTGGAAAGAGATAGCTGTTTGTCAATGCTTTCCGTACCTTGCTGCCAGAAATGGGTTGAGGTTCCTACGGTTCTGTAAGCCCTTATGTCAAAGTCCCTACCGTCAGGGTTCGGGTTGCTGTCAAACCTTAATGTAATCGTTGTGTCTCCTGTTCCTGCCACCTGCGAAGGATGAACATAGGAAGGGTACTCAATATGCCAAGCCCCGCCATCGCTTGTAACAACCCTTGCGGATATTGTTTCGCCGGTTGCAGCAATCATATATTTGTCCGGCACAAGCGTTGCGGTAGGTGTGACAGCCGTAGGAGGGGTAATTCCGCTTGTATAGTTGGAAAGGTCATTTACCCTTACAAACTTACACCTGGTTGTATTGTATGAGGTTATGTTGTAGTCGTTGATTTCGGTAAGCACCCAGTAGGTATTGTCCCACCAGTAGAATGCCCGTAGCCAGTCACCGACAACCTTTCCTTCCATCTTTACATAGACTTCTGCAACCCTGGTATTCGGGTCATAGAGGTCACTGATATAGTCAGCCCACCACCTTTCATAAATTGTTGATTTGTCAATGTAGTTCTTTACGGGAACATAGGTATTGCGAACCCTACCGAAGTCCCAGGTGTATTCAATCTTGTCACCGGCATCATTATAGAGCATACGGGAGAAAACCGGAAGTTTGGTCATACCCTTTGCAATTTGCTGGGAATCATTCTTTTCTCCCTTGGTCCATATCCAGCAAGGGGTCTCACCGTTAAGCACATACATTTCAGCAATGTCATCGGTAAGGTAATATATTGCCTGCTGGCCGCTGATATAAGGAGAAGACTTGAAGCCGCCGTAGAAGCAAAGCACATTCGTACCGTCAATAGGGTCGTTGTCGTTGTTCAATTGGAGTTTAGGTAACCAGTCCTCCTTGCTGTTCTGGGAAGTGTAACCAGACTGCGTATAACCGCTTGGAGGAAGGATTACACAAGAGTCAAGACTGTCATTCGGTGTTCTGAACAACTTATAGTCAATGGAGTTGTAGAGGAAGGTAGGTACGGTCTTATAACCACCATAGCCTGCCCTTGGGTCTGGTTTATAATATATCGTCCTCAAAGTGAAGTATTTGCTGCTTTCCTGGACCTGCACACCATTCTGGTAGATATTGTCCTTTAACAAATCCACAGCGGAAGAATCAAACTCATATGAGGTCTGCACCTTGTTCTTTCCGTATTCAACACCGTAATTGAAGTCATAGTCCTCCGCAGCGCCGCACTGTTCATCTTCCGGGTAGGCAAAGTCATACCACCTGGAATCCATAGCAAGAGGCTTGACAGATATCTCCTTGCTTCGGTCAATAAACCTTTCAAGGTCAATGGTCCCTCCGTTATAGAAAGTATCCCTGGTCCTTATGTAAATCGTATTGGAATAAATGTCCTTTGAAAGATACAGATTGAATAACTTACAGTAACTCAATAAATAATCACAAGGAGTACCGTCAAAGTTAAGCAGCTGTCCCTTTGAGATATGGTCTCCGCTTCGTACTATATCACTGGTTACTGTGTACTTGACCTGTGAGCCGACAAGTTCAGAGCGGGTTGTTCCTGTCCCCGCCTTTATGCTATATCCGCCCGCACCGCCAGGAACATAACTCATAAGGATATTTCTTGCTGTCTCTTCTGAACCGGAATAACTGCCGAATATCTTTTTCTCTGATTTGTTTAAGTGAGGCTCGCCCTTTTTGTAGTCCCTCCACTTGCAGCATTTGGTAACCCTGAAATAAACCCTGCTGTATTCAAGTTTATCATTGAGGGATACGGTGAAAGCGCTCTGGTTGCCAGCCTTGTTGTACCAGACATAGTTGTTCCCGCTTATCCTTTTGAAGCCACCGAGACAGTTTTTATAATTTTTCTTATCAACAAGTACCGGGTCATAATCTTTAAAGTCAGTTGGGTCAAACCATTCAGTCTGCCCGCCTTCCCATTGATTACCGAAGATAAATTTCCAACCCTTCTGTTTTCCATAGGGTGAGGTAAAGTTATAGATTGGTGATGCAGCGATTGCATTACCGTTTTCGTCTTCTCCTACAAGTTGAACAAAGATACAGGAATAGTAGGCGGCATTCCTCGCAAACAGGCCACCTGCATTATAGTCCACAGCTGTCGTAAGAACCTCATTCTGCATACCGGCAATAGTGGTTTTAAATGAGAATGTTACATCTATGCCGCTATAAACAGCACCAGGGGTTAAACCTGACAGATAATATCTCAAATCATAACTATTATCGCCCAATTCAGAACTGACGGAAAGAACATTGTTTGCCACTTCCGTCTTCGCACTTACACCGGTTTCGGTTTCGTCCTTCTTTAACTGCGGAAGGGTTACCCAGGCTTTCTCATAATATGGGTTATCTGAATTGAAGAATGCCGGGTCAAGGACAACATTATAGTTTCCATTGTTGATTGGATTTGAAATTGCCTGAATAAAACCCTTCATTGACATAACGGGTCTTTGAAGATAACTACGGAGGTCTCTCATTTCCCATTCCGTCATTTTCTTCGGCAGCTCACCGATAGCGTAGTTGTTGTATGCCCTGTATGTACTATCTCCCTGGTTTATAACAGTGGGGAAACCGGTTGAACCGCTTGTTGTTCCGTTGTTGTTATAAGTCATTTTGACGGTACTACCCTGGGTGTTGATTAAGACCTTATCCGCATCAAAGTCCTTGGGATAGCCGTTATAGGCCGGAGCGAAGTTGATATATTGCCATTTTGTAGCCCCGGTTCCCTTCTCCAGTGCCTCCCAAGCCTCTGCAACCGTCTCTTTCGTAATATCAAAGTCAAATTCCTTGTTAGGTTCGGTTTCATCATAGAACACAAGCGAAGAAAGCCTCCTGTCCTCGCCACCGCCTCTACTGGTATCACTTCCCTCTGCGGTCTGGTCATAACTCAAATTGTATAGGAACTCACCCAAGCCCCCATACAAAGTTATGTCGTATGATATGTTCTTCTCGTTCTTGTTTATCTTGTCCAGCTTCGCATAGCCCTGTTCCAATATGTCTCCATTGCTGAACAACTGGAAATCCATTCTCAAAGACGGATTGAAAGTGCTTGGGTCAACAATCTGGTCCAGGTGATAGATTGAATTGAATATTCTGTTGTTGCTTGGGGTTCCTTCAATGGTCAGCGTCTTGGAATAACTGTTCCTCAATACCGTAGGGTCAGTGTAGTCTGTACGGATATAGGAGAACAATATTTCAGGCGGTTCGTTAAACTCAACTGACTGCCCACCAAGATAAAGTTCTATCTCTTGTCTCATAGGTTAAAGTACTTCCTTTCTCTGGCTCTCTTCAACATTTATCTGGTAATTGACAAGTTTGCGAGAGTTATTCTTATAGGTCTTATATGTGGCGGTGTTGTCCTTGATTACTACGGGATACACCTTGTCTGTACATAGATTGTGGAGATATACCTCATTGGAACTCAATAGGTTAAATGCAAGGTTATCACTTTCCTGGTCATTGAGCCATCCGGTGTTGAGGACATAGCTGGTGACAATCTGTGAGTGATATGTCCCGTTCTCAAACTCCAAGGTATTGTTGTTGAAGCTACGGTTATAGGTGTATTTGGTGTATTCGTCCTTCTTGGTAACCGTACCCTCAATTAAGAAAGAATCCCAGCCGCCCTTTCTGTTCTTGTAGTAGAGGGCGATTTCCCCGCAATAGTTTCCGCCAGCTGCTTGATAAACCGATGTAGCAAGTTCCATAGTATTTTCGTCAACAACATTCCTGCATACGGTATTGAAGTCATACATTCCAGCCATTGTGTGTCCGTTGATGGGGTTTGATACCGTCCTTGCATTCCCGTCCCAGTTCTCATAGCTCCAGTCATAGACAAAGCCATAGGTGTTGAGAAGATTGCCGTTCATATCCCTCAATTCAAACTCAACATAGGATTCCGGGTGAGAATATGAAGTACCGACAAGGGTTCTGAAATCCGTCTCGCTGAATGAATCCTTTATGTAGTCCTGGCAAATCTTTGATATGTTGATACTTATGCCATTACCGCCAGGTCTTTGATACGCCCTGCCAGCATAAATAACCACCCCACCTTTGCGGTTGATTATGTATTCCAGCATAGTGTAGGCGGTTGAAGTATAGTAAGTGTCCTGCCAAATTGGTCGTTTAATAACTGCCATAGTTTAGTCTTTTCCTGGAAATATCTTTTTGGCTTTTAAATATTTTGAGTGTATCGCCATTTATAACCATAGCGCATATTTCCTATTCCCCGGCAATTTGCAGATATGTTCCTTTGTCCGTATCCCAATGTCCTCTCTATCTCACTCGCACTATCCCACCTCTTTATAAAGTTCCCATCCAAATCAAACTGATAAACTGGGATTGACCTTGAACCGTTTGTATTTGATGCTGAAGCCCTTTCACTTCTTGTCCCCCAGTTAAGATTTTGTTGAGGGGTTAGGAGATTAAGGTTTTCGGGTCTGTTGTCTGTTTTATTCTCGTTGATGTGATTCACCTGCATACCTTCAGGGATTGGTCCGTTAAATGCTGAATAAACAAGACGATGGACCAGATATTTCTTCTTTATGTTGTTCTTGCTTAACTCCACCCTATAATAGCCGCAGTTACTCATTTGCAATTTAATTAAGCGCCCATTCCTGTTTCTAACACTACCAATGTCGCTTATTTGATACAAGTTTTCAAAATCCGGTATGTCCTTCCAGTTCTCCATAATAATTAAATCGTTCTATTTTAATATTATAGTACAAAAAATAATTGGCATTTACACAGGTAGGTTCGGTTCTAATTGAAAAAGGAACTGAAAATGATATCCACAGCGTCATTTACATCCAGGGCAATCGCTTCGTCAATCTTGTCCTCAAACTCGTCCATCATTTCTCTCTGTGCGTCCCTTAACTGATAGCCAGGTTCAATTCCCTGTTCTGCAATCTTTCTGGCAATGAGGAATGAGAGCTGTCTTTCTGTGGGCAATCTTCCGCCTCTATCGTCCGGTATAATAGGCTTAAACCTTATCCACTTTAAGATTCCATTGTCGGGGTCATCCCAAGGTGGATATTTTCCTGGTGCTCTTCCGTTCTCCACCCACTTGTAATAATCTTCAAGGTGCAGTTCAACCCAGATTGCCCTGTCATCATACTGTACCTTGTAATCTATTGAGTTTAAGAGATTTCCTGTCGCTATCTTCCCATCCCTGATTAAGTTGTCCTGGTATGTATTCCTCAGCTTGATTGCATACTCTTCCAGGACCCTTTTGGTATTAGTCCATTTTATCAACTCTTCCATTGTTAAAGGCTTTGTTCTTTATTTTTTAAGCGGTACATTTTTAAATATTCTTTTCTTGGCAGACCTTTAAGTTCCGGGTATTTGTAGATATGTCTGGCTGACCTTGTTGATATTGCCTTTTCTGTTCTGTCCCCATAGTTGATATTGTACAAAGCGGAGCACCATTCAAGGTTATCTACATTGTTGTTGGTTTTACCGTTCTTATGATTTATTTGTGGGAGATTATCCGGATTGTCTATAAATGCTGTTGCAACAAGACGATGTACATAGTATGGTTTATGTTTCCCGTCCTTGCATAGTTGAACCGACTTATAGCCATTCCTTAAAAACTGTTGCAACTCTTTACCTTTCCAAAGATTTAGCCCGCCATTTGAAGATTTAACATAGCGGTCAATTCCTCTAACCCGTCCTTCTGTACTCACTTCGTATAGTCCTTCAAAACCCTTTATTTCTTTCCAAAGTTCCATAAGTCTTTTTTACTATAGTACAGAAATTATTTGATATAGAGCAACTTAATAAGTTCTTCCATTTATGTTGTTCGCCCTCCTTATGCTTTCTTTTTCCCAGTTATGTTTATCCTTTCTGTATGCTAATATGTTAAGGAACTCTACCACAGACTTTTGCAGTACTTCGTCCCAACTAATCCTTAATGTTTCAGAGACCGCATCCACATTGTGCCACCAAGACCAGCGTTGAAAGAATCCCTCAATTGCTGTATCTTCTCCACTGCTTCCTTCATCTTCGGTCTCGTCTCCTTGCTTGCCTTTCTCATCTTTATCTTTGTCATTAAGACCAAAGAGTCCAGCATATTGTTGATTGAACGAATTGACTTCATTTGAAAAAAAAAGCATACATCCATAGCAAGACCTATTGAGACATTATAGCGTATCTTCTTCGCCACCTCCATAATGTCATAGTCCTTGCCGTAGTCCTTGCCCTTTGGAATGAAGAAGCAAGCGAGGATATTGGGAATTACGGAATAGAAATCCTCACTCTTTATAAGTGTATTATAGTCAATATATTGTCCTGCTGTGAATTGCTTTACATCTCTCACAGCCTCATAAACCTCCTTATCTATGGTAATGGTCTTGGGGCAATTGGGTCTGGGGTTAAGAGGCTCCGAAAGAAAAGCCAAATCAGCCGCCTTCTTGTGATATTTAGCAAGGGGCAAATCCAACAGTTCATCTTCCGTACATTCGTTTATAATGCTTAATAGGGTGACCTGGGTATTCAAATCATCCTCTGCGTTTTCAAGCGCTTCCTTAATCTGTAAGTATTTATCTATGCTTAAATCGTAATATGTCATAACTGTAATATGTTATCGTTTATTGCCTCCTGCGAACCCTATGCTGTAACTTCCTACAGTTGTTCCCTGTCTGTATGCGTCATAAGCAATCAGCGTAGCCATAACAGTATCGTCATTAAGTCCTTGGGGGGCGGCATAACTTACATTCCTTGTCTTGGGATTGTATGTGGCGGTGAAATAACCAAACTCCCTTATCTCCTTATCATCAGGCAAGAGTGTAACATTTTTGTTTTCTATGGCTGTCTGCATATTGAGGACTATTGCGTTCTTGCTGGTATTGCTGGTTTGGAAGCCCTCAACCTTATCTTCAAGTATTTGTGACTTCTCCTTTATCAAATCTGTGTAAGGGGTGCCTATAGAGTTTAGCTCACAACTAATTACATCTATCTGGTCTGCAAGGGGTTCAAGTTCCTTCACAATCTTAACTATCTGTCCTAATGGGCTTGTATTGTTGAAGTACTTGATATAGACCTGGTTACCCTTATCATTGAATATGCTTATAACGGTATAGTCATTCTCGCCCTGGTTTGAAAAGTCCAGCCCAACATATAACCTGTCGTTTGCCGTAATCGCTGTGTCGCATAATATCTCTTTAAGACCGACAAACACCGCTCCGTCATCGTCAAGGAACTCACCAAGATATTCCGTTTTAAAAACATTTGAGGGTAATACCTGTCTGTACTCTTCCAGTTTCTCCTGGGGCAATATCTTCTCTATGCTTTCCTTGTACTTCGGGTCATTCCAGTTGATTGTAATAGTATTGTGTGTCCCGTCCAGTCCGTAGTTGAAGTATTGGTAGAAGAAACCGCCCTTAACGAATGGAGTACTTGTCATTAAGATTGGGGCTTTCTTCGCATCTGTCCAAGGGAGAATAAGATAGAATATTTCGTCCGGTATGAATGCCGCCTCATCTATCGCAAGGAAATCTGCTGTGAAACCTCGTAGTGCGTCCCTTTGTTCCGCTGACTTGAAGTTTATGGTAGAGCCGTTGATTAAAGTGATTGTGAGGTCTGTGGCATTTTTGCTTTTTACCACCCCACTGTTTCCTATTGCGTCCATAATCACCCTGTAAATGGCTTTGGACTGCTTCAAGGTAGGGCTGACGCAATAATTGTTTGTCTTTGCGAAGTTTATGGCGAAGTAAAGGAGAAGATTGCTTATCATATAACTCTTTCCCTTCTGTCGGCTGCTATTGACCGATACTATCTTCCCAGTACCCCTTGCACCCTTCAGTTCTGCTATTACATCAGCCTGGTGGAGGTACGGCTTAAATCCCTTGTATGTCCTTGTCTTCGCCACTTCTCAACTCCTTACTGAAAGTCAAACTTTATATCAACATCACCATCAACCTGGACTTCCTTCTTTTCTGTGAAGATTCCCATAGATTTTCCTATCAAGTCCAAGGCTTTCAATGCGTTAGCCTTATCTCTGGTATCTATCGCATCTTGGAGGATTTGCTCACACCTTTCAAGCCAGAGTTTTCTATTCTTTTCCTGGTCTTCCTCTGCGTAACTCTTGGCGAAATCATCTATTGCGGCCTTTATCCAGTTTCTTGCCGTTCCCAGGGCTATGTTCCACCTTGCTGTGAGTTGGTGGGCGGTTCTATCCTTTGACAGTCCTTGCTCGCAGATATATTGCATAATGACAGCATTCCTCAACTCCAATTCCTCTTTGGTCCAGGCATTTGCTTTGGTATTTCCTTTTCCTCCGGTTTGTGGCATTAAGGCGAGTTTTGCGTTGATTACTGCATCTATGTTCTCCGGTCTGTCAAAGATTGAGATTGGTTTATTGTTCTGTGCCATCTTCCTTTTTCTTTCTTGTCCTTTTATTAGTTTTTGGCGGTTCGGTGCTGTTAGTATTTACCGTCTCAAATACGAGGCTTTCTTCTTTAACTTCCACATTTTCAACCACTTCTGTATTAGTTTGTTCTGCTTTCTGTTTTTCCTTCTCTTCCTTCTTCCTGTATATCTCTGATTCTTTGAGGAAGGGTTCGCCCACTCTCTTTAAGAATCCAAGTACGCATACACTGCAACCGTTATTGTAGGTATAGTGGGAGCCGAGTGCTTCATCATATACTTCCTCTATCTCTTTTAATGCGATAGAGCCTACATTCCTTGCGAAACCGCTTCTTACTGCTGTCTCAAAGGTCTTCCTGTATTTCTCTAATTTGGTAATCTGTTCTCTTGTGTAAAACATATCGCTGTATTTGTTATTAAATATCTTTATAGTTTGAAAAGGGTGTAAAGGAGGTC